TGATCGAGGCGCTCTTGGGTCATTCCAGTATTCGCTGGTGTAGCCAACACACCGCCGCCGGTTTGCGAGTTCGGGAACGGACCGGTGTTAACGTTAGCGTTAGTATTAACGTTAGTATTAACGTTAGTATTAGCGTTAGTATTAGCGTTAGTTGTCGTAGCACCAGTGGTCGTTGTAGCACCGGTGGTAGTTCCGCCCGTAATAGACAATGGACCGTTCGTATTTGTATTTGCGGTGCTAGTGCCAGTAGTACCGGTAGCCCCAGTAGTGGTTGTCGCACCGGGACGTGCAACTGCACCCGGCGAAGTTTGACCGCCTGAGAAGAACAACGCTTCTGGCCCAAAACCATATTGCTCATAGTTCGGGATATTTGGGTTAACCATAGTGCGAGGTGTAGTGAACGGCGTTGTAATGTTCGGCCCCGTACCAAATGGCGAAACATAGGGGGTTCCTTCGCCGTCAGCGCCATCGCCACTAAGCAGTTTGGTAAGCAAATCTGCGCTGATACCAAGAATTGAAGCAAGTTGAACTAAAGTGAGGCCGGTTCCAAGAACACCCCCAGTTGCTGCCGCACCGCCAGTGCCGCTACCTGTGCCAGTTCCACTACCTGTGCCAGTGCCAGTTCCAGCCCCTGTGCTACCAAGAAGTGTAGCGGCAGTGGCGGATGTAATTAAACCGGCCCCTAGCAACGCGGCTACTTCGGCTGCGGTAAGTGCTGCACCTACCGCATATTTACCCTGTGCCGTTACTAGGATTGTATCCGCACCCGCGCCTGCGCCAGCGCCTGTACCGGCTCCTGTTCCCGCACCAGTTCCAGTTCCAGCACCACCGGTTCCTCCACCGGTTCCTCCACCGGTTCCTCCACCGGTTCCTCCACCGGTTCCTCCACCGGTTCCTCCACCGGTTCCTCCACCGGTTCCTCCACCTGTGCCCGTACCGCCAGTTCCTGCACCAGCGCCAGTTCCGCCGCCAAGAAGCGTAGCCGCAGTTGCGGCGGTAATTAAACCGGCGCCGAGCAATGCGTTTACTTCGGCTGCGGTAAGTGCCGCGCCTGCGGCTAGTTTTCCTTGCGCCGTTACGAGGATTGTATCCGCACCCGCAGCGCCTGCACCCGCGCCTGCACCAGCGCCTGCGCCTGTGCCGGTTCCTGCACCACCGGTTCCTGCACCACCGGTTCCTGCACCACCGGTTCCTGCACCACCGGTTCCTGCACCCGCCCCGGCGTCAGCGCCTGCTCCACCTGTTCCAGAACCGCCAGTACCAGCGCCCGCGCCTGCATCCGTTCCAGCACCACCAGTGCCACCGCCTGTGCCGCCTGTTCCAGCGCCTGCACCACCACCGCCAGTTGCAGCCGCGCCAGCGCCAAGAATACCTATTGACGCCAAAGCGGCGGCTTCCGCTGCGGTAAGTGCCGCACCCGCACCTAGTTTTGAAAGAGCAGTAACTAAGATTGTGTCCGCCGCCGCAGTAGCAGCAGCACCACCAGCCACCGCGCCAGCCGCAGTACCGGCTGCAGTACCGGCTGCAGTACCGGCTGCAGTACCGGCTGCAGTACCGGCTGCAGTACCGGCTGCCGTCCCTGCGCCCGCACCCGTTGTTCCTGCAGCACCTACCCCGCCAAGACCGCCCGGCTGAAGAAGTCCAGCCCCTGTCGCAACAGCCATACCGGCCAGGGCCAGCTTCGTAATATCGTTAAACAGCGGATTAGGTTCATCTGTAAAGACAGGCGACCAGTTACCCGATTGGTTACTTTCGATCACTAGATTAGCTTTACTGCCACCAGCGGCAGACAGCGCGTTACTAGCTTCAATAAGGGCTTTGATTTCTTCCGGAGTTGAAGCAGTAGTTGTTTGGCCGGTAGTTCTATCAGTTAAGCGATACGAAACACCAGGAATAGGAGCAAACTGCATACGCTCGTTTGCGAGGTTATTGCCAACGCTTTCGCTACCGATTAGCGAGTATACAGGCAGATACGGGTTTTCGATGCCCATATTTGACAAAATACCCTGCGTAAGACCCGGAATGATGTCAGCGCCACCGTAAAGCTGGGTGTATTGATCTGACATACCAGTAGCTTGAGCGCGGGCTAACGCCGCTGCTTGGTCGGCTTGTGCCTTTTGGTAAGACGCAATGTATGCGTCCAAGTCGGCCTGCGTTACAACTGGTGCTTGTGAAGCCATTACATCATTCCTTCAGGGGGCATTTCGGGCTGCATCATTTCAGGCGGCATTGGCTGTGGAGCCGGGGCCGCCGCCGACTGCGCAGCTTGCATTTGAGCCTGCATCACGGCGCGCTCAAGTTCGCCGGTCTGCCGAACCAGTTCGCGGTCACGCTGCATCAACGCTTCGATGTTGGCCGTGTTAACTTGCGCGCCATACTTGGCTTCAATCTCCGCAGCCTTAATCATAAGGTCGGCGTCTAGCTTATCGCGCTCACGGTCATCCTTGCGCAGCATCTCTTCGCGCTGCAACTCAAGTTCCGCTGCCTTCTTCTGAATGTCAGCGCGGATCGCTTCCATCTGAACCTGCGCCAGCATCTGTTCCGGTGTCGGAGGCGGCGGCGCGGGCGGAGCGGGAGGCGGCAGCATGGCCGGGTCCATAAAGAACGATGACGGGTCTTTATATCCAGCCAACGCCAACATCTGCGACAGCGTATTGTAGTATTGCTTAATGTCTACAATCGGTGCGCCCTGTGCCATGAGGGCTTCCTGCTTGGCTGCGATAGAACCGAGGAACGCCATCTTCTCTTCATTGCTACCCGAGCCAAGCGCCACGTTGACAACAACGTCCATTGTGCTGTCCCAAACGCGGGGATCAATCGGCACAAACTTGTTCCGCAAACGCACCATGCGCGGTGCATCTTGGTTCTTTGTGATGAGTTGCAGCGACTTCTTGAACAGGTTCTTCATACCCGTTTCGGCAAAGATGCGGCAGATCAATTCGATATGCTGCTGCGCGGCAGTAATCGTCGCGGCAACGGCGGCCTGTGTCGAAGACTGGAGCGCGTTGGCGTCGAGGCCCGCCGCAGCCTTAGAAATACCCGTGCGGTTCTCACGGATTTCGTCCATGTATTGCAGCATCGGGAACGCTTGGCTGCCAACGAACGGCATCGCAAACGGCTGCACCATACCCGGTGCGCGCATACGGATGATGCCACCAACTTCGGTGTTCATCACGTCTTCGATGTTGACTTGGCCTTCGACAACGCCCGTGCGCGGGTGGATCGCCTGCGCCAAGCTGTCGAGCGTGTTGCGCAGGATATTCGACTTGATAAGCTGAATGTCCATCGTCACGTCGGCCACCGACATACCGAAGAAGGTGTGCGGCTCGGGATCGGGGCAGAAGTCTACGAACGGAATAAAGTCGCAGGCTTCCCACGACAGCAACTTATTCGCGGTCCCTGCAACGCAAACGCGGCAGAGTTCGGCAATGCCATCGCCGTTCATGTCAACGCGCAGATAGCCCTCGATATAGAGAACTTTGCGGCTGGAGATGTCAGTGCGGCCTGTGATCTGAACAAACGCTTGCGGGTTACGGTCAAACGCTTCTTCGTTACCTTCGAAGTCGTCAAGCGTTTCAAAGCCGAGGTCTTCAACTTCGTCCAGTTCGTAGCCCATCTTCACGAGATCGGACACGGTGACGTAGCGACGGTGGGCTACAAACTCTGCGTCTTCAATATTGCGGGCGCGGCGGTCAATCAGGAACTCTTCCGGCGGGACAGACTGGACGCGAAGGCGACCCTTCTCGGTCTTGCGGACAATGGTGCAATCGTAAATCGCTGGCGTAGCCTGCGTCATTTCGCCCATCGGCGTCATGACGGTGGTTTCGCTCATGCGGATTTCTACGTCCGTCACTTCGGTGTCGGGATCGGACTGAAGAACGGAGAACGCGGCTTCATCGAGGCCGGTCATGTAGTAGGTATCGACGTTTTTCTCTACGTCCCACCAAACCTTCATGATGCCGTTCTTGCGGATCAGCGCATCCTTGAACGAGGCATAGGCTTCAGTGAAAAGGTTGTTGTCACGCGTCAAGCAGTAGTTGACATAATCCGTCGCCTGCTCGGCGTTGGCTACGTCTTCCGGGCCGTTCGGCGCAAACTCGACGACATTATTGGCCGAGAAGAATACGCGCATGATCGACGGCATGATGGCCTGCACGGTATCGCGCACATCCATCGACACGACCTGAGAGCGGCCTTCTTCTTCGTTACCGAAGGGTTCGCCCTTATAATACTGACCAGCAAGCGCACGCTCCGGGCTGATTACGTCGTCGATATATTCCTGCGCGTCGTCGATCTCAGCGCGGACAATGTTCTCAAGTTCTTCTTCAGATACCGGCGTAGTCTCGGTATCTTCTTCCATCTCCGGCTCTTCGATAGATACTTCAGTGCCGTCGGGAAGTTCAATCTCAGTTTCATCCGAGGACATGGCTTCGCTGTCGTCGCTTTCGGAGTTGGCATTGGGAACGCCGGTGTCCTGATACATCGACTGGTTCTTAGCCATCTCGGCCTTAGTCGGCTTGCGATTATTGCGATATGCCATCTATTATCTCTTCCGTAAGGTGGCGCGATTGGTCTTGGGATCATATACATAATCCCCGTGATTTTTACCACTCCGCTTTACAGCCCGATCAATTGCGCGCTCTTCGGCTGTCATAGCATTACGGGCGTGGCCTTTGGCGGTTAGCTTACCGTCGGTGGTCATAAGCCCGTTTTTAACTAGAATTCCTACGGCCATATCTCTGTCGCCGACTTGCGCTGCAAGTCGATCTACTAATTGATTACGGCCAAGGAACTCTTGCGTTACCATTATTTCTTTTTCGATTTACCGGCTTCCGAAAGCGCAATCGCAATCGCCTGCTTGCGGGATTTAGCCATCGGGGCTTTCTTCGGGCCTTTGGGGTCTACGCCAGCGTGCAGTTTCCCGCGCTTGTATTCACCCATGACCTTGGCGATCTTCTTCGCCGCGTCGTCATACTTCTTCATTTCTTTTTCCCCTTGGCCGTTTTAGCAGAAGCCTTGAAGGCAGCAGCAGTCGGCGCGCCTTTAGTTCCCGGCTTACGCATCTTCTCCCCAGAGCCAGCCTTGATCCGTTCGCGCTTTTCCCAAATATTCTTGTAGAGGCCATTCTTCATTTTGACTTTCCCTTGTTACGGGCGGAAATGGCTTTGGCTTTGGCCTTCGCGTCTGCTTTAGATGACGCACCCCACGCTTGCAGCGATAGTAAAAGTCGGGTCGGTTCGCCCTTCGCATTACGCTCCGGTCCCGGCATATTTCCCATGCGCGCTAGGAATGAGGCCCTCCGTGGATTGTCCCCAGACTTGACGGGCGCTTTGAGGTTCGCACCCTCAGTCCGCTTGAAATGTTTACGTCCGGCTTCGTTTAGGCCGCCCTTTGGATTTTGATACCGCTTCGCAACCATAAACAAAGACTACCTCTTCGGTGTATAAGTCCCACGTTCGCTCAAGTAAACGATGCTCTTATAAAGAATATCGGTGCTTTCTCTTGCGTGGCCGAGAACCAAATTACACTTAGAACAAAGTATGCCGCGAATTTCACCCGTTTCGTGATTGTGGTCAACCGCGACAGTCCTGCCAGTCTTATACTCTAAAGCGTGAGATATTTCTACCTCACAAATCGCGCACATGAAATTCTGCGCGGCGAGTATGCTTTCATACTCTTCCGGCGTGATGCCATAGCGTTGTTTTAAGTTGTGGTTGCGGTGATAGCCGGGACGTGAATTACGATAGGCCCGCTGTATTGCGCGGCGGCATGGCTTGCATTTACCTCGACCTATGTCAAATTCATCTAGCGGCTTTACTTCGCCGCATCCTCTACAAGTCTTCATGCAGGAAAGCCCCCATCCCTGTGGATAAGTATACACTAAAGTATGGGGCTATGTAAAGTTTAAGTAAAAAGATGGGGCGGCGGCGACGGTGGGTAGTGGTGTCCAGCACTACACGGCGCTATTACCGGCTATAAGCCTCGCTGCCCCAAGTTTAGGTACGTTGCACAAGGAGGGAGAGGAAAACTTGTGCAACAAAATAAATATAACACATCTTCTAAATCTGTCAAACAACTCCGCGTATATTCCGACGCAATGGCCCCGTCTTATTCGCCATTGAATAACCGTGCATTATAGTTGACAGGTCTGTCGCCAGACACAGGCAAAGAGCGTCCGCTTTGTCCGGCGAAGGAAGACCGCGCTTCTTCATGCTTTCCTTGCTCTCGACTTGCATCTTGCCGGACGAGGTGAACGAGTATCGCGGCGACGCCAACTCGGCGAACAACTGCTCATCCTTCGGTATCTTCACATCGCGGTTCGCCAGCCACGCTTTGCACTTGAACCACAATTCGGCGCGTAGGTTGGCGTAAGTTCCTTTCAGCGCCGGACTTTCGGCG